CCCTACCCGCTGGCCCTTCTGCTGGAGATGTCGTTGTTATCAAGGACGGCACGGGAGCTGCTGAAACAAGTAGCTTCACGGTAGGCAGGAACAGTTCTAACATAGCTTCAAGTGCAAGTGACCTGACCTTTGATAAAAACTTCGCTGAGATCGTGATGACCTACATCAACGGCACAATAGGCTGGAGCGTGTAAATGAGTAACCTTTCTGATCTGCTGCCCAGCGGTGGTGGGCAGAACATTGTCGATTTTACGGCCAGTGGCACGGTAGCCTCTGGCAAGCCTGTGGTTCTGAATGCTAATGGTACGGTGTCGGAGGTTGCACTAACATCTACATCTAAAGGTAGTGTTAACACTTGGCAAAGCGGTGCGTACAGTTCCGCTTCAATGACTTATGACGCAAATGCTGGAAAGAGTGTTATTTTTTATCGAGACAGTAACAACAGTAATTACGGAACTGCTGCTGTAATCAGTGTCTCGGGAACGACTGTCAGTGTCGGGACTCCCGTGGTGTTTGCGAGTGCTAACATATACAACGGCACAATGGGCGGTTCTGCAACTTATGATTCAAATGCTCAAAAAGTTATCTATGCTTACCTCGACTTTTCAGACGTAAACCCAATAACAGGTCAGGGTAAAACTAAATCTATTGTTGGAACTGTTTCAGGTACTTCCATCTCATTCGGCAGTCCAACTAGCTTAGAAAGTGAAAACGCAGATTCCTCTGTTAAACTCACTTTCGATAGCACACGGAACAAAGTTATCGCTGTTTATCGCAACGCCTCCCAGAGCGGTAGGGGCGAGGCTAGGGTAGGGACAATTAGTGGTACAAGTTGCAGTTGGGAAAGCAGCAACGTGTTTCAAAGTAGTAGCATTCAGTACCCCAGCGTTGCTTATGATTCGGATGCAGATAGATGCCTTATTACTTATCAAAGCCAAGGAGCGCATTCCAATAAAGGAATTGGAGTAGTTGCCTCTAACAATGGCACTCAGCTTACTTACTACTCTGACACGGTGTTTAGCGGAACAGACACAGTTACTACAAGTGCCGTAGTTTATGATTCTGTGCAAAAGGCTATGGTCATTGCTTATCGTAGCGGTTCATCTGGAAGTACTGGTAACGTGGTTTCTGGAACAATCAGCGGCAATGCGGTCACTTTCGGTTCATCGACAGAAGTCGAAAGCGGCACTTATGTCTTATTCGAGGGTGCGTTTGACTCTACTTCAAACAAGTCTGTTTTTGTGTATCGGGACGGTAATAACAGTAATTACACTACCCTGACTATAGCAACCGTTTCAGGCACTTCTGTAACCGCTTCCGAAACATTTCTTGTAGACAGTGTAAACGGAAACCCATCGAATGTTGCCTTTGATGCTGGGGCGGGACAGTGTGTGGTTGCTTACACGGACAGTTCAAAATACGCGGTAGCAGTCACTGTAAGTTCAACAAACCTTTCTGCGACAAACTTCCTTGGCTTAGCAGATGCTGCAATATCAGACACCGCAACAGGCAAGATCAACGTCAAGGGTAGCATCAACAGTAAGCAGTCCTCGTTGACTATCGGCTCTGACTACTACGTTCAAAGCGATGGCAGTGTCTCAACTACCAGCACAAGCCCTGCACAGAAGATAGGTCAGGCTGTTACTGCCACAACAATTAACATGATGGATTTGACATGACAAATCTGAGCGATCTTTTACCAGCAGGTGCGGCTAGTAAGCAGTTAAGTTTTACTGCGAGTGGGGCTATCGCACAAGGTAAGCCTGTTATCTTAAACACAAACGGCACGGTTACGCAGGTTACAGGTGACTCGGCAACCGAAGCAGTAGGAACACCAGCAACTTTTCAGTCTGGCGAAGCTAGATACATCAACGCAACATTTGACTCATCAAACAACAAAGTAGTTTTTGCCTACAGAGATATTAGTAATTCAAATTACGGAACTGCGGTAGTGGGAACTCCGGCCAGTGACAATTCAATAACTTTTGGTACACCCGTTGTTTTTAATTCTGGTACAACTGAAAATCAATCTCCAGTATTTGACTCATCGAACAACAAAGTCGTTATTGCCTATACTGACGGGAGTAATTCAGACTACGGGACATGTGTAGTCGGAACTGTTAGTGGTACCTCTATATCTTTTGGCTCTGAAGTAGTATTCAGGTCATCTACCGCAGACTACATTAGGATCGTGTTTGACTCTTCTAACAATAAAGTGGTTATTATTTTTAGAGATGCCGCAGGAGCATACGGAGGTGCGGGTAATGCTATTGTAGGCGAGGTAAGCGGAACAAGCATGTCGTTTGGAACTAAAGCGATATTTGACAGTGGTAATACTCAAAAAATAGCTGCGACATTCGACTCCTCTAACAACAAAGTTGTGATTGCGTATGTAGATGGAGATGACAGTCAGTTAAAATCAATAGTAGGGACAGTCAGTGGAACAGGTATAACTTATGGGAGCGCTGCTACAATATATGCTGGAAACGTGCAAAGTCACGACGATCTTACAGCAGCTTTTGATGCAAGCGCAAATAAAGTCGTTGTAGCTTACAAACAAAGCACGAACGGCTACGGGTATGCTCAGGTTGGCACAGTAAGCGGGACATCCATATCCTATGGTTCAGCGGTGCTTATCAACGGAAATAATGACACTGCTTGGTTATCGGCAACATACGATTCTGCCGCAGAAAAAACCACTATTGCGTATAGGGATGGGGGTAATTCTTATTACGGTACAGTGATTGTCGGCACAGTCAGCGGAACCAGTATTAGCTTTGGGACGGAAGTAGTTTTTGAATCTGCAACCACAAGTTGGATTACATCAACGTATGACTCTAACTTAAATAAGGTAGTGATTGGTTATCGAGATCAAGGCAACTCTAACTACGGAACAGGGGTAGTGTTCCAAGTAGGTTTTGATAACACTAATCTTACTGCTACTAACTTCTTGGGCATAGCAGACGAAGCTATATCAAACGGAGCAAGCGGGAACGTCACGATGAAGGGCGGGATCGCTTCAAGCGGTCTAAGCAGTTTAACTCCAGGGTCAACTTATTATGTTCAAAGGGACGGCACATTAGCTACATCTGCGGCAACCCCTAGCGTGGAAGCTGGCAAAGCAATGTCAGCCACGAGCATCAATCTGGATTACAGCACATGAGCAATCTAAGCGATTTACTGCCAGCAGGTGCTGGCGCAAAGGTCATAACGGCCACGGCTGACGGTAACCTAGCCACGGGCCAGACTGTAGCCTTACAGAGTAATGGCACTGTGAAAGGCATTGCGGCTGATGCGGTATCATCCTCTCTAGGCTCTGCGGCCATATTTGCTGCAACAGGAACGGGCGGCACTACCGATAACTGTGTGGCTTACGATTCTGTCAATAACAAAATACTTGTAGCCTACAAAGAAACAAACACCGGAAAAGGTAAAGCAGTTGTCGGCACTATAAGTGGCACGAGTATTACCTTTGGAACTGCTGCTGAATTTGCTGCCAATATACAAGGTGATGGCGGCAGAAGAATTGGTATATGCTTCAACTCAACTGAAGGCAAGTTTGTTATTGTTTATCGAGACAACACAATTAACAATAACGGTAGAGCAATCACTGCGACAATATCAGGAACTAGCGTATCGTTTGGTTCATCCGCGGAATTTATTGCGAATGTGACAAACTTTCAAGCATGCTCTTTCGATTCTGGCAGCAATAGAGTAGTTATTGTTTATAGCAATGACAGTATAAGCGGCAGTGGTTATGCAGTGGTCGCTAAGATAACAGGCACGAGTCTCAGCTTTGGCTCACAGGTGTATTTTGAAGCGGGATATACTTACTACCCTGTTGCCGTATACGACTCCAACGCAGACAAAACAGTCTTTGTTTATCGGGACGGAGGAAACTCAAACTACGGAACCGCCATCGTAGCGACTGTTTCTGATATGACATTATCTTTTGGTTCTGCTGTGGTTTTTGAATCGGCCCAAACAGAACATCAGAGTGCCGCTTATGATTCAGCAAACAATAAAATTGTCATTGGCTATTCTGACCAAGGCAATAGTGGCTATGGCACAGGCATCGTAGGAACAGTGAGCGGTACGAGCATTAGCTTTGGCAGTGCGGCAGTCTTCGAGTCTGCTTCTACGGGCAGTGTGCAGATGCAGGCTGCTTACAATGTTGCGGCAGGTAAGACCGTCATAGGGTACGGGGACTCAGGTAATTCTAATTACGGAACTTATGTAGAAGCAACTGTAAGTGGCACGAGTCTCACTTTTAGCACTCCTGCTGTTTTTAACGCATCAACAATAGACAATACGGGAGCAGTTGCAGCTTACGATTCGTCCAACAAAGCGGTGGTTTTTACGTTTCAGGACGAAGGTAACTCTAACGCTGGTGAAGCTGTTGCCTATATCTCTCAATATTCAAACTCTGGCGACTTCGTAGGCATCACCAACCAAGCTATCAACAATTCTGCATCAGGCGAAGTGGTCGTCGAGGGCGGGGTAATTACCAACGGGTCGCTGTTGCCTAACCAAGCATCTATCTCCTTTGGCACGGATGTCTCTTTCCAAAGTGGCGAATTTAAATATCCGGCGATTTGCTATGACACAGCAAACGACAAGATAGTCATTGCATATATGCACAACACTGGTAGCGATAGCTTTGCACAACACGGCAAAGTAGTTGTTGGAACGGTGTCTGGAACTTCGATTAGTTTTGGCTCTGCCGTCACGTTTAATGCTGCGACTACAAACAGGCTTTCGATAGCTTTTGATGCTTCGGCAAGTAGGGTGGTTATAGCCTACACAA